ACTCCCCAGCAGCAAGAGAAGATCGAACCCATGACTTTAAAGGCATGGCTTCGAGAAAAAGTAGAAGCGGGCAACCCCGTGCCGCTAGATTTATTCGGGGCTTTTATTTCACAACGAGCAAGTATCAAGAGAGGAAAGTAACATGGCTACAAAATTAACGAAAAAAGTGAAACGGAAAGCAGCCGTTGCGAAGACAAGAAGTAATGGGAAATCGAAGCCCCCTGCAATCGTGAACGCAGATATGTTTCTCGCCGATGCGGGGATAGGGGTCCAGGATCTTAAAACAGAAGATCTGGCAATTCCTTTCCTGAAGGTGTTGCAGAAGATGTCCCCTGAGTTAGACGATTTGGACGTTCGCGCTGGTGACATTTTCAATAGCGTGACCAAGGAAGGGGTTTCTGGCAAGGAAGGTGTGAGAGTTGTTCCCTGTGCCTACCGGCTTGAGTATATTGAATGGGAACCACGTGGCACCGGTTCCGGAGCACCTGTCAACATTTATGTGGCAGGAGAAGAAATCCCCGAAACCCAGCGCGGTGAAGACAACAAAGATTATGTGACGGATGGCAATGGCCGATACATTGAGCGCACTGCCCAGCATTATGTACTGGTGATGGATGAAGACGGCATGACACAACAAGCCTTAATCTCCATGAAAGCGACACAATTCAAAAAGTCGAAGCAGTGGAACAGTGCCCTGAAGAGCCTCAAGATGAAGGACAACTCTGGGAGGCTGTTTACTCCAGCTCGGTTTTCCCACATCTGGTTGCTGAAGAGTACACCGGAGGAAAACAAGAATGGCTCATGGCATGGGTGGGAAATTTCCAAGGATTCCCAGATAGAGGATATCGCCCTTTACCAAGAGGCTAAACTATTCGCGGAATCCATTAGTGCCGGACAGGTCAAGGTCCAGCATACCCGTGAGGAAGACGCCACCGACTCTGACAACGTTCCTTTCTAACTACAGGGGGAACCCCCCTTCATGGACAAGGAACTCACCACGCGTTTTGCTGTGCTTTTTCGGGGGCTGGAGGCCGCTTATGGAACCTTCGACCTCACGGGAAAGCAAGCAAACGGTAAATTCAAAGGCAAAGCCAGACTCGTTCGTGGGAAACGCAGTCTGGCTACCTTTGAAAAGCATTTAAATGGGGAACAAGGGGTTGGCATTGTTCCCATCAATGAGAACAACGCCTGTTTTTGGGGTGCCATTGACATTGACACCTATCCCTTGGACCACGCAGCCCTTGTCAAAACTGTCCACCGTCAGAAGCTCCCTCTGGTTGTTTGCCGAAGCAAATCCGGTGGAGGACACGTTTACCTCTTCCTAAAAGAGGCCGTCCCTGCCGAGACCCTACAAAATAAACTGAAGGAAGTGGCAAGCGAGATTGGCTGCGCGGCAGGTACAGAAATATTTCCGAAACAAATCCAGCTTGTACTGGAACGCGGCGACACCGGAAACTTCCTCAACCTTCCCTACTTCGATCACGAAGATGGGCTGCGTTACGCTTTCAAAGTTGATGGTGCGGCTGCGACGTTAGAAGAGTTTGTGGAAATGGCGGAAGCAGCCGCCATTACGCCAGAAGAGTTGGGGAGCCTTCTTGAAAAAGAAGCCGTCGAAGTGGACGAGCGCATCAAGCACGGCCCTCCCTGCCTACAAATTTTGTTGCGTCAAGGGTTCCCGGAAGGAACCAGAAACAACGGCCTTTTTAACCTGGGCGTCTATTTACGGAAAGCCTTTCCAAATGACTGGGAAACCAAAATCCTCGAATACAACCAAGCTGTACTCGATCCACCCCTTGATCTTAAAGAAGTTACTGTTGTCGCGGAACAAATACGAAAAAAGAATTACCAGTACAAATGCGCGGATCAGCCCATCTGTAATTTCTGCAATCGTGACCTGTGTCGTTCTCGCCGCTTCGGTGTGGGTGGTGATGTTAACACTCCGAGAGTCGCTAATCTCAGAAAGTATGATTCGGAACCCCCACTTTGGTTCCTCGACGTCAACGGAAGTCCGGTAGAACTAGACACGGAAGCTCTTCAGCGTCAGCCAAAGTTTCAGATACTGTGCATGGAACAAATCAATACAATGCCGCGCACCATGACCCGACAGGCTTGGGAAGCGCAGATGAACACTCTTCTCTCGACTATGGTAGAGACGGAAGGGGCCATCATCCACACCTCGGAGGATACCTCCATTCGAGGTCAATTCTACGAGCTGCTGGAGGAATTTACGACGCATATGCAAGCGGCTATGGACCGGGAAGAAATCCTTCTCCGGCGACCCTGGACCAATGAGTCCAACAAAAGAACCTACTTCCGGCTAAAAGACTTGGAAGCTTTTTTAAAACGACAGAAGTTTACCGACTACCGGTCCAACAAAATCGCTCAACGCCTCCGCGATATTGACGGTATGTCGGAGCAATTAAGCATCAACGGAAGACCTGTCCGGTGCTGGTCTATCCCTGCCTTTGAACAGATAGAAGACGAGTTTCACTCCAAGTTTGAGGGCAGCGACGAGGAGATTCCCTTCTGATGGCAAAGAAAAAGAACTGCGACTACTGCCCGAACAAGGCGTCGGTCACCATTGAGGGAAAGAACCTTTGTCCGAAGCATTACTTCCATAAACTAAGCCAAGTAGAAGTTCCCTTCGGCCCCAAGTCAAAAAGAGAGAACCACTGGTCCGTTCTCCTTCGGGACCTCCGGATAGAGGCGCGTCTAACCCAACGGGAGCTGGCTCGAAGAACCAGAATGTCACAACGAACGATTGCGGATTATGAAAACATGTTGGACCCGCGCCAACTTTCTATTTACAAAGTCGAGCGCCTCCTGAACGAGATGGGGTACGACTTGGACGCAGTACTGGTGAAAAAAGATGTTTAGATACTTTGGCCCTCCCGGCACGGGAAAAACAACCACCCTTCTTAACCATGTCGAACAGTTGCTGTCAGAGGGGACACCTCCCAACCAGATAGGGTACTTTGCGTTCACCAGAAAAGCGGCACACGAAGCACGGGACAGAGCCGTCGCACGTTTCGGACTAGACCCCGACAAGGATTTTATTTTCTTTCGCACACTTCACTCGCTGGCCTTTCAGTTACTGGGCATTAGCGGGGCAGAAGTAGTGAAGGAGACACACCTGAAAGAGTTCAGCAAAATCGTTGGTGTGAATCTGACAGAGAGCATAGAGGCCGTGGAGGACGAAGGCTTTGTCACTTTCCGAAGCAACCACCCAATCATGCGAGCGATTGACTTAGCCCGGACCACGGACCACGGCCCTATGTGGGCTTATAACAGAATGGACTTGGTGGAAACTTCTTATCATTTCAAACACATCTTCTCCGAATACGAGAAATTCAAAAAGCAAAACGGTCTTCGAGACTTTACCGACATGCTGGTCGGCCTCGCTGAAAACGAAGCCGTAATCCCGCAACTGAAGGTTGTGTTTCTGGATGAAGCGCAAGACTTGACGGCGTTGCAATGGAAAGTCGCACACCTATTGGACGACAAGGCAGAAAAATTCTATATCGCGGGAGACGACGACCAAGGCATCTTCGGGTTCACCGGAGCTGAAGTCACAAGATTCATAAAGCTCGAAGGTGCAAGCGAAGTGCTTACGCAGTCACACCGCATCCCCCGCTCTGTCTGGACACTTGCAGACCGGGTCTCCAGCCGCATACGGAAAAGGCAAAAGAAGGAGTGGTCCCCGCGAGACGCCACGGGCAGTACACGATTCGTTCACGACCACTACGGAATAGACTTTACGGATCAATGGCTTATACTGGCCCAAGCAAACTACATGTTGAACGACATTGGGGCATACCTCAAAACACAGGGTTACTTTTTTGAACGTTTCAATTCTCCCTCCCTATCCAAAAAGGTTCGCACCGCCATTGCTTCATGGACCTATCTCACTACCGGTCAAAATCGTGAGATTAGTTTGACAGAAGCACAAAACCTTTACGCGCACATAACCAGTGAAGACGGGCGGTTGCAGCGTGGTGCCAAGAGCCTTTTGAAATCCGCACACGAACAGGATGTCTTCACGTTAGGACTCTTGCATGAGCACTTTGGCCTAGAAGCAAACGGTACGTGGGAAGAAGTGCTTGACCGTATCAAACCGGAAGACCGAGCCTACGCTTCCACACTTTTAAACAAGGG